GTGAACAGTTTCTCGTACAAATATAGAATAATAGTAAGTCTGCCCTTGCTTAAGGCCCACATTGTTTGGTGCTTGACCAATGTCGATATATTGAACAACTCCAGGGTTAGCCTGTTCAAAAAGAAGGTTTCCCTCATCTGGAGATACTGGGTATCCATACTGACTTCTTACAAGACGAATGTAATCCCATGAACCTGTTGGAGTAACCCACGATAATTGAACTTGACCATAAGTTACAGACTGAGCCACAAAATTGGGTGCAGTAAATTGAACGGCATTATTAGACCCATAGTAAACAGTGCCGTAGTAATCAATTCCATACTCTGCCAATTACATGCCACCAAGCATTAGGTTTGAAGTGTAGTCCACACCAGAGCCAACTTGACCACCAGCAGCGTAAAGAATTCCGTCTGGACCAACGCGAGTTACTACGTTTCCACTAGAGTTTTTCCACTGCATAAGGTCTGCGCTCTGGCTAGTTGCGGCGGTAATTGCAAGGCCTACAGTGCTTGACGAACCGATAACGATTGAGCTTCCGCCAGTTTTCTTGACGTATTGGGTGTGGGTGTCGGCAACAATTCCTGCTTCAATATTCGCAAGTCTTGCAGTAACAGTTCCATAGTCTCTGGCATCGTTATACCAAGCAGCGGATGACGAAGGAGCGGTTGAGAGCGAAGGGGTTGCACCAACAGCAGTCTCAATAGCTACTACCTCAGCACGTAGAGTGTTTGGGTCTGCGGCTTGAATTAAGTCAACGCTGTTAACTTTGTCAAGACCAAAGTTAACGACGTTTGTTGGATAAGATGCTGTAGTTGCCATATGGGTTCCTTAACCTATGATTCCGCCTGAAGGGGTGACTGTAAAAACTCCTGCTTTTGGAATCTCATCGATATCAAACTGGATGTTGTTTACACCCGTAGTTGATAGCCCAGATGTCCAAAGACTTGCTCCTGAAGTAGAGCCTGTTCCACCAGCGTTTGCTGACATGGTGTAGGAAACAGTGGCTGTTGCTGTTCCTCCAGATACATACGTTCCGCTTACGTTTGCATTTGCTACCGTAAACTGCGAAGATGAACGAGAGGCAATTACACCTGAGATGTTGTACGCCGTAGGCAGTACTCCTGTAATAGTTACAGGTTGACCTACCGCAAAACTGTTAGACGCTGTGTATGTAACCACGCCATTTGACACGGAAGCTGCGGTAATAGAGGCTGTAGATGTATTTATTGCAGAGATAGTAGTTCCTGAAGGAATGGTAACTGTTCCACCAGAACCTACAGAAAACGCAACCTGGTCTCCAACTTCTACGTTTAGCACAGAAGATGGGCTGCTAATAGTTGGGCTTCCTGCTGTTAGGTTTCCTGTAAACAACCCATCAGCTCTTGTTAATAGCTGTACATCCACGTAATCTACACCATTTACACTAGCTAAAATTTGATGAAGGTACTGAAGTACAACATTTTGACTAAAGATTGAGTTATCAAAATCAAATGCGGTGTTTAACGCCAAATTAATTGCAGTAGTAACAACAGACTGTTTATACTCAGGACTTATGTGGGCAACTAATGAAACGTTAACAGGAATGTACGCAGGAGGGTTAACGGTAACGGTTGTCGTTGCAGGTGCTTTATCTGTTAAAAATGTAATTAAATCTGACTGAGCATTTAAAAACGTCGTAGTTACGTTTCCGTAAGCGTCTACTCCAGGAGTTCCTAGACTGGTGTCGCCAAAAGGTGCAACATACAAAATGATATTGTTATATGCAGAGCTTGAATCAGCAATAGCTTTAGCAATAGACGGCACTTGAACACTAAGGGCGCCGTAATCTGTCAAGGATACAGCTCGGTTTAAAGCACTGTAGGCAAAAGGAGCATTTAAACGAATACTGTCTGTTGATTCTTTATCCGCACCGCCAGTTGCTGAAGATGAGTTTGTTACACTAAGTCCTGCAACCACGTTTGTAATTGGGTGAACAAGTGTTCCTGGACCTACGTTTCCAGCAGCTCCTCCACCAATTCGGTATGTGGCATAAATGTTGGTAGTTGGAGGGATTCTTCCACTAATGCTGTCACCAAATGTTACATATGAAACATCTTCAGCATCTGTGTTAACGGCAAATACGGCATCATTAAACCCAGCATTAATAATGTACGGTATTTGAGAGTATGAAGTACCAGTAGGTACTCCACCGACTAAAGTGCCTACAACTATTTGAAGAGTTCCTGCAATTAAAGGGCTCTTTGCTAAAGAAAATACCTGATTGGCAGTTCCATCTGAGGACCCTAAAAATTCATAATAAATTGTTTGGCCTTGAGTTGCATTAACCGTTGCAGTGCCGTTTGCAGGCACTAGAACGTCATAGTCTGTTTCAAATATAATTTGGGTACTAATACCGTTAACGGTTGTCGTAGTAGATACTTGGCTTCCAGCAGGTACAGTAATAGCAGAATTTGTACTGCTATTGTTGGAATATGTAAGGGTTACTTTTGCTGGAGTAGCGTTGGATGGGGTGTAGCCCAAAAGTTGGGAAATAGAAAGCACAGAGTTTCGTTGAGTTGCCGTGGAAAGAAACCCTTCGTTTGCAGCCCTATCAATGTAGTAGTTGAGCATGTCTCCCATATAGGCAAAAAGCTCAATAAGGGTGATTCCAAAGTCAGAAGCGTCGGTGTTTGTCCATTCTGGAAGCAAGGACGGAATAAGGGAAATCATATTGTCACGAATAGCCGCGTAATCGCGTGAGGTGTAGTCCACCTGCGGAATAAAGCTAGATGCCATTAGAACTCCTGAATAACGTCGCCAGAACGGTTAAGGGTGCCCGTCTTTAATTTAGTCTGTACCTTCTCCTGATTTGGCAGGGTATAGTCAATTGTAATGCTTAAAACCCCTTCTTGTTGGTCAAGAGTGGCTCGTACATCGTTAAGTACAAGGGCCTTTAGGTAGTGTCCAAAGACCTCACGGATACTTGCGGCCACTATGTCGGAGGCATCAGAGTCATTTTTAAAGAGAGCTTCTTTTATTCGTCCCCCATATGATGGCCTAAAGACTCGTTCACCAATTTCGGTAAGGACGGCGCTAGTAACACGACTTTGCCAAATTTGGCGTGGGTCATTTGAGGACAAAATTGACCCTGAGGAATCGATAGAAAAAGGAAGAACTATTGCACGTTCCATTAGAACACTCCAACCCAGATAGGAAAGTTAGGGTCTCCACCTTCAAACATAACCCATACTGCTTGACCTACAGTTGGGACCGTAATGTGCGGAGAATGTGAGGAGTTAAGCGTCACGGTATGGGTGTGGGAGGTTCCAGAAGAAGGCCCACTGCTGGTTACCGTGTCTGTGTGGTTAAGGTGTGTAGAAAGACTTGTCACAGGGAGCATAGGGGGTGCCCAATTACTTGTATTTGTAGAGAGTACTTGTGGGCAAGTTAAGACTATGCGGCTGTTTCCCTCAGGGTCTTGGTTGTCATAACAAGCCCCTCTATAAACTCCATAGTACTTGTTATCGTGCATTATTGCTCCTAATTTTTGCCATAAGTACTGGGGGAATTGTTTTTTCTTGTACCAAAGGTGCTTTAAGGTTGGTTCCTGTTCCTGTCCATTTATAGCTTGGGGCTGTGGGCTGAGACAGCTTAGCCACATTCTTTGATAAAGATACAGGGGTTTTTAAAGATTCTTTATTAGACGTGCCGATTTTAGATAAATAAGTTTTAGGAAGAATGTTCTTTTGTCGTACTCCAGGAGTAATGACTCTTTTTACGCTTTGGCTTGGATACGAGATATTTTTGTTATCTGTCCATTTAGCCGAAAGACCTAAAGAGTCAGTTCCAACTTGCATTTTTGTCACATACTCTTTGTTTCCAATAATGTGGTGTTCAACAGATAGCGCAGTCCAGTAACCAGAGTAAGTTTTACCAAGCCCATCTAGAAATACAGGAGAATCAGGGAGGATAGTCGGATTTCCCTGTACGGTAACTTCGCCTCTATAAGCATAGCGGTTTAGCTCGTCTGCAGCCGTGGCTTCATACCTAGCGATTTCATAAGACGGAGCTACTGTGTGCGTGTGGTACGAGTCAAAAATAGGGGCAACATAAGACGTTCGAGTAGCTTGTATAGGAGTTTGATTAGTATGTGCGTGAGAAGCTTTTGTAAGTCTGTCTACTCCAGATACCGCTACCGTTGCTTTTCTAGCATCAGCATACGGAATAGACTCGCCAATCATAGGCATAAATGAATAGATTCCAGTTGCAGTTTGGTCTAGTCCGTGCATTACAAAGTATGCGGCTTCTTCCCTTACATCAGTAAACTCCTGTGTAAGTGGCTGAAAAAATAATGCTGTGTTATCAGCTTTTAAAGAATAGCCGCATTGTTTTGCCAAACGAACCATGAGCTCCCAGTCAGACATTCCTGCCTGTGATACTTGGTCGTAAACACGTGGGTGCGGAGTCGCTACATAAGAAAATCCATGAGAAGTTGCTATGTCAGCAACTACTTGGTCTGCAGTCGCATTTCGCCAAACTCTTTGAGACTGTTGTTTGAACACGCGAGATGCACCGATGACAGTCACATCCACATAGTCTTTATTTGGAGAAAGGTCAGGAGTGACGTGGTGCACATACCCGTTTATAGTTTTAGCGCTACCAATACCCTTAATGTTAATTATTACTGGAGTTCCATCCGATATTGACTCGTACCCAGTTTGCCAATCAACAAAACGAATAGTGTGGATTTCATGTTCATAACGAGCATGCTGAGACGTTAGGCTATGTCCACGAGTTAATGGGACGCTTAACGTAGGAAACTGAACATCTAAATGATTAAACATGAGGAATCTTCAAAACTGTTCCTGGTTTAATGTTATTAAAGTCAGTAATCTGTGGGTTGTATTCAGGAATTAACCACCAGTAATCGGCACGTTGATAGTACTTGTAGGCGATAGCATCTAGGCGCTCGCCATCCAAGTACACATGTTCCCACCAAGATGTTGTGCCTGGGTTATCAAATTCGTAGAAAACAATAGGCATTGCATCGCCGTTTTCTACAAAAACAACGTGGTCAATAAGTTGGTGATAATATCTAGAGTTTTGATATATCATGGTTTTGTACCTGTACTAACGTTAGTTGTAGGCTGAACATTTGCACGAAGGTCAATAGAGATGTTTACATCGCTACGAATAGGAATCATGTCCTTGGTGAACGCTAAATGGGTAACAGATATAGAGGATACGACTCCTACAAACTTTTGGTTACCTAGGTCAACTCGAATTAGGGCAGGCATCAAGTAGCCAATATTTGAGGTGTCTCGCCCTCCAATACCTGTCCAACCGTCTCCATTGACTACCTTATAAAGGTACTCAAGGTCAGCTTCTGTTCCATAAACTAAAAGCTTTTTAATCTCTTCTTCTATAGACACTGTTGAATTAGTAGTAAAGCTACCTGTTTTATAAAATGGAGCGATATTAGAAAGTCCATTTAAGTAGCGTTCTTCAGCAATATCGGACAACGTAGCGCCACTTGCCCCTACAACTAGGTTCTTGGCACACATAAAGTCATTGGTTCTGTCTAACCGTAAAGTAAATTGCATGGTTGAATTTGCAGCAGCAAAACCAGTAAGGGCAATAGTAGGGTCGGTGCCACTTGGTGTAACGTTCATGTTTACAGCAGTTTGTTGGCTGTAAGTTTCTGGATTCCAAACAAATTGAAAGCCGTATTTGTTAACGCTTCCTGGAGGAGGTGCCGCAGCAGCACCTGCTGCAGCAGAAAAAGTACCTGTGCTTGTATAGTCGTACTGAGCCTGATTTGTTTTTCCAACGTATCCGTTGTAATACCAAATGCGACCACGACGAGTGGCGTGCACATTGTCAGTTCTTGCACTGTTAAACCCTGGGTTTACATCTGCAGGGTCAGTAGGAAGGCTCCAGGCGTGCGGAGGAAGATTCCACTTATAGTCGTTACTTGGCCACTCTGGTGGTGGTGTGTATACGGTTGTTTGACTACTATCTGCGGTAATTTTAATCTTAGAAGGTGTCAGATTAGTACCATTTTTAGAACTGTCAGAACCAGTAGGTTTACCATTAATAATTTCATTATTTTTATTAATAGCCTTTTGTATTGTACTAATTTGTTTATTTAAAGCATCAATTTTAAGCTCTGTAGCGCTAATATCGTTGATAATCATAGTTTTATCGTCTAAGGTTAGCGTTGCACCTATTGTGTAATAATTTGTGGTATACCCATCCTTAAATTGAGTTCTATAAATACCAAGGTTAATAC